ATGTTGGAGAAAGAAATCATCAAACAATTATCTTTTTCTTCAACTTGATGTTGGAGAAAAAAGAAAGTTGATCTTGAAGAAACAAATCATCAAACAATTATCTTTTTCTTCAACTTGATGTTGGAGAAAAAAGAAACAACCATTATGTTTTCCGTAAAGTTGATGTTGGAGAAAAAAGAAACAACAACCATTATGTTTTCCGTAAAGTTGATCTTGAAGAAACAAATCATCAAACAATTATCTTTTTCTTCAACTTGATGTTGGAGAAAAAAAACAACAACTATTATGTTTTTCGTAAAGTTGGTTTCTCAAGTTGATCCACAATGATTGTTGTTCTTTTTTTTTCAACATCAAGTTGAAGAAAAAAGATAGTTGTTCAGTTGATTTATTTCTGCAAGATGAACTTCATAAGAAATAACGGTAAAATAAATGGAAGTATCATATAATAATTTAACATTGATAGATTGATAATAGATATTATGTATTATGAATCAAATTTTATCTGGTTATACAAATGTCTTTAGAAGCACTTTTAGATGCTGCGCTAATCAAAACAGTGAGGCAAATTTTCCCCTACAAACCATACAAGGTAGGAGAGTGTGGATGTAATAGCAAACGAAAAGAAAATTTAACATGTGATTCGGGTGATTTTATTTTTAAACGAGAAAGATGTTTTGATGGATCAGAATTTTTAGTATGTAGTAAACCGGACCCTAACCTATGTCCTATTTTAGGAGGACATAAAGGAGCTATTTTACCCAATTCTGAAGTACTTTCAAAAAATGGAGATAAATTGGTGCAATGTGTTTATCCAGACGCTATTTTTGATTCTCCTACAATAATCAATGATTATAGACACAATTTTGGAGATGATGAAGAATTTTCATCATTGCTTTCGGAGGCTTGTTTCAGAACCACTACTGACTGTCCAATGGATCCTCTAACAGGAGAGAAAATGCCGCTTTGTAGTCAATTTGTTTCACCAAATCAAACAGGAGCAACATGTAGACAACAAGCGTTTCTTCAAGATAAAGAAAAAGAATATGAGAATAGAATGGAAAGTTATTGCAGACGAGAGACTACTCCAGATTGTCGTTGTATCAATCGAACTAACGTTCTTGTATATGACAAACTTAAAACGGATAATCCATTAAATGATGGATGTTGGTGGCGTTGGTGTTCGGATTCCAACAGTTTTCTAGTTCCACCTGATATAGTGAAAAATAGTGATCCTGATAAATGTGTACAAGTGAAGAAAGAGATTGCTCAAGAGATAAATAATAACGTTCAAACTTTAGAGTGTTGTCAATTACAAAACAACATTATCTATGCTCCAGATGGTATAAACAATGAGCATATTAATTGCTTCTTTAATGATGTTGTTTTAGCACAGAGAACATGGTTCCAGCAATATGGGTGGTGGATTCTATTAATTTTTGTTATCTTTATTTCAATTGTTATTATCGCTATTATTTGGTCCCATATTAATGCTCTTAGAGCATCAATACCGACGTGTCAACGTTAATTTTTTTTCTATATCAGCTAAAAATAATGCTTTGTCAAAATGTCTTAAATGTGAAAAAGGTTGGAACCATCCAATCTTCAAGGGGTTCTAAAACTTTTTCTCTGGTAAAAGACAGTGAAGGCAATTTATATGAAATAGGATATGTTGAGGGATTATTAAACATTGGAAATGAGGAAATGGATCTTGAATCCCCCACATTATTTGTTGCCAAATCAAGATTTGAAGAAGATAAAAGAATTTTTGACTTTATCTCTCTTTTCCCTGAGTTGGTAATGGCAGAATCTATGGGATCTTATGATATTTCCATAGAAGAAGAAGGAAGACAAATTTATGTTATAGGTCCTTTTTTAGGAGATCGAGAGGAACAAATTGCTATAGATGAACCAGAAGCCTTTTTTATTCACTTGAATGTTAGTGGAGAAATGGTTCAGTATTTTTTTATCTTAGGTGTTCAATGGTTTCTGCCCATGGGACTTTCTGGACCATACATATTTGGAAATATTAAAGGAAATTTTGCCATCAGGACAGAAAACGAAGATCAATTATCCGCTTCTATTCCTTTGGGAGGAGAAGAAGATGTATCAGGAACTATATCTACACCAAAAGCTTTCGTGGCTAAATACAGCGATCAAGATATACAATGGTCCAAAATTATAAAAGTTCGAGATGATACGCATATTTTATCTTTACTTGAAGTTACAACTATCAAAACGTCCAATTCTCAAAGAAATCAACTTTATATTGGTGGAAGTTTTCGAGGTGCATTGATTTACAATGAAAAATGTATTGCTAAAAACAAATGTTTCTCAAACGGATTTTTACTTAAAATCGATGGTTTCAAAGGGAATTTACTTTGGACTCGAACACAAAATATTGGATATGGTTCTATAAATAGCACTTATCTTAGTTTGTCAGTTGGAGGAAAAAGAAACAGCACTCTTTTTGCTGTGAGTCTAATATGTAAATCGTTTAATCCATTAATTTTGATAGAGAAAATAGGAACACATGGAGCTTCAGAGAAAAAAGTAAAGTTTGACGATCCAAAAGCTGGAGATTTCGTTAGAATTTATGCTGATACAAGAAGAGTTTATATATTAACTTCATCAACGTTAAGTATTTATGATCTATATCTAAAACTCCAATCTGTCACCAAAATCAAAGGGTTGGTGGACAAAAATTATGTCAAACCAATGACTTCAAAAAGAAAACATTTATATTTAGGACTGGGAGCAGCACAAAATTTTCTGTTAGGAACATTTATTTTATCACGTATTTCGCCAAATATAGACTCACAAAATATGAGCACGTCTCGCACGGAAGAACTGTGCTCGACCGAAAATATTGTTCCGATGTCAATGGTTATGGATATTCATTCTTCATAAATAAATATCATTAGAACATGTTTTAAGAAAAACATGTGCTTGTCTAAAATGGAAGTAGAATCTAAAAATCTCAAACGGGGTATCTGTATTTTAAAATGTGAAAATAATCATGAACACGGTATTGTTTTAATGAAAGAATTAAGTGTAGGAGGACCTGTTCACTTCTATGTGTTTATAGAGAATATAGCTCATGGTCTTCATGGAATCCATATTCATCAAAGTGGAGATGTATCTGAAGGTCCAAAATCTCTTTGTTCCCACTATAATCCTTACAAAAAAGAACATGGCGGATTAAATGATCCAAATGCTCACATGGGAGATTTGGGAAACATCTATGCAGACGAATTTAGTCAAGCTGAAACAGAATTTGTAGCTGATTATGTTCGGTTACGAGGAGAACATTCAGTTTTTGGAAGAAGTATTGTAGTTCATGAAGATGAAGATGATCTGGGTAAAGGAGAATATGAAGATTCCAAAACTACTGGACATAGTGGAAAGCGCATATTATGGGGAATAATTGGTGTTAACGAAGTGAGTTTTAAAGGAAAAAAGTTGCTCAAAAAAAAATAAAAAGATGTTATCTATCATTACTTTTGATTTTATGTTAGGAATGTTTGTGGGATTTCTTGGATTTATGTCTTATGATCTAATCAAATGCGCTTTATGGATGAAAATAATTGTCATCAAGATAGAACGCTCTATTAGTTCTCCATCTACATTTCATCTCCCATCAGATTCTGAGATCACCAGTCCAAAAAAGAAAAGTGAAAATAGAGAAGAAGATTTTGATTTGGATGAAGATGAAGATTTATCAACAATCATTGATAAAGTTAGGAATCAGAAAAAAGAAGAAACCCCTTCTCCCGATATAAATCCTCTTGGACAACTACTATCTGAATTAAAAAATATAGACAAAGTTATTAAGGATGTACCAGATAACAATAAACAACTGATAAATGGTATGTTTAAAATATTCGAGTCGGCTACCAAAGGTGAAAAACCAGATCCAGAAATCATGAAAAATATAACTGAAGAAATGACTGATGTAGTTCAACGTGTTTTTTATGGACCAATGACAGAAAAAGAGAAGGAAGAGGAACGTAAAGACAGTGATATCATTCTTAAACGATTAAAAGATCTTCATGTTTCTAAAACAAACAAAGAAGAATAACTCATTGAACAGAAGAAAAAAAAACGATGAAGAATGTATGTTGGGTTAATAATAAGAAACATACATTAACTTTTCTTCAAGTGATTTGTTTCTCCAAGATCAAGTTGATGAAAAAGCAATAGTTGTTGTTCTTTTTTTTCTTTAACATTATAGTAGTGTTTATTTTTCCCACATTTTATTTGATGGTGAAACTTGTTCAGTTTAAAGAAAAATGAAAAAAGACATCTTTTAAAACACCATAAATGTATTATCCCTATCTTGTTATCAACTTTGAAAAACGATGTAAACGGGTACCAGAAGGCATTCACATAAGCATTAAAAATTGTAATATGGTTCTTGTGCAAAGTGAATATGAGAGCTCGCGTATAGAACGCCAACACGAGGATCTCTTGGATTTTTTCTTCAAGTTGTATTCTACTAATTTTGGGATGAACTGTTTTGGAGAAGGAACAGGTAGGATTTTGGAATATCAATGGCTTAAGAATCATCTTATCATTCACAATTCACGATGGTCATCTCCAATGACGATAGAGCTGTCGATGGAGAATATAGATGCAATCAAGGAAATTTCCAAACCAACGCTTTCCAATACTTCTTTTTCAGACTGGGGAAGGTGTAACTTATATTAAGGTTAAAACACTAAATCACAGAAATGTTACAACAACAACAAGTTAAAATATTGCGAAATTCAGAACCCAAGATTTTCTAAATCTTAATTACATAATAAAATAGTTTATTATGTAAACATTGCTAATTATCTTTACAGTAAGGGATGTCCGTTATAGATTATATTCGTGACGACCGTATTATTAATAAGGTCTGATATCTTGAACGCAAAATATTTCATTTTACGCTCTGTAAGCTGTGCTATTCTCATATCTAAATGATGATTACAATATTTAGCTCTTTCTTCGTATAGTCTACCATCCCAACTTATACTATAAGTAGCGTAGTTTGTACAGCTTCGGTTTGAACACAAAAACGGCATTGTTAAGTATTTAACAACAAAATATATTTCTTCAAAAAATCATTTTATATCCTATTCGGAATAAGGAAATGGGGTGCTTCTCGGATTATTACTTAGATCAAAGCGAATAATGGCTGACGTTCCATTGATATTCATTCTACAGAGTCATTCTCATGAGAGATAGTAACAAATACAATATTTTATTGTATTTCATTGGTTTAAATTCTTTACAAATTGTCTCTTAATAATATTAATTTATTAGTTAAATGCATAGATTTCCCACACCATTTCGTCAGATAAAAATTATACAAACTCAAGACTCTAATTATTCTTTTCAATCTGATTAATGGTGAGGAAGAAATAAAACAAATGTTTTTTTTTAAAAGACAATCTCTTAAAAAAATATATATAAATATATGGCTTCATTTATTCCTGTGATCATTGGAGCGGGTTTGATAGGACTTTCTTCAGTTACATTTTATAATATTCACCAGAAGGAAAAGGTTTGGGCAGAAATGAGAGGAGTGGAAAAAGAAAATGAACGTCTGTGGAATCATTCGTTAAAAACCGTCAAAAAGTGGAAACGAAAAGAAAAGATCAATGATGACTTTATCGATGAATTGATGAATGTGGATGAATGGATCAAAGGGAAAAAGATGCAATCTTAACTATTGGTGTTGAAAAAATATGTAATCTATATTACATATTTTGTTTTTAAAACCTGCTCTATCTCATATGAGGTGCACCTACTATTCCTCGATTTCTTTCTCTTGAGATCTTTCCACTTCTTCTCCCTTTCATCGCAGATTTTCGGGACAAGAAAGCTATTTCTCCGAATAAAGATTAAAAAAAACTTTAATTAGATATATAGAATTTTTCGTTCTATATACTTCAAAACTACATTGTATTTTGAAATGGCATCTGAAGAGTGTAACATCTATATGAAAGCGTTGAGTATGAGTAATCATACTTTTTACTTCATGCAAAGGGTAGAAATTAGTGCCCTCCCATCGAACGTCTTATAAGATTTATGTAATTATATTTTACATAAACATAGACTATATGTAAATATTTATTGGACCAATAAATATTTAAGCAGGAAACAACGACACCAACATCAAGTTCATGAAAAAAAGATAATTGGTGTTCTTTTTTTTTTCTTCAACTTGATGTTGAAGAAAAGATAGTGTTCATCATCCATACATACAAGGATGAACAAAATTGTATCTTAGTTCGGCTGCTCCATGATAATCTAAGAAATCATAAAGTTCTATCATCCTATTTAATGATTGTTCGGTATCTCACATTTTCCAGAAATTGTCTATTTCTTGTCTCATTCTTTCATATTGTTCTATCACCCATTCTTTATCATACATGCATTCATTTTCACTTGTTTGTTTTATTTTACCTCTTATATGTGAACGATAAAATAATATTTTGTAAACTTTAGAATTTTCGATCTTTGATATAGATTTCTTCATTTTTTCAGATATGTTTTAAATCTCTTGCTTTAGGAACGTTTCCAGGGATGTTCCAAATTTTCAATATTTGTCGAAGATTATATTTGGGAAAATCTATTTCTTTTTCATTCATAACATCTAAAACATTATTAGAAGCTTCTAATTGTTTTCTTATATCATTATCGTTGCTTTTGGTAAGCCACTCTACAAAAGATTCTGGAAGTTTATCTTTTAAAAAATGGGTCACGTAAACACTATCAGTAGATATTTCAGATCTATCATTGACATTGAGATCATAATAGTTATGAACTTTGGATAATAGATTTGTGTAGACATCCACTACATCATCTGATCTTCTTTGTAAACATATAAGATATCTTTCTGATAATGAAGGATCTGAGGAAATGGGTTTAAATATAACAATCGCTTTAAAACATTGAGCAAGAACATAGAGTAACTCGGCTGAATGTCTTGTTACAGTATCAAAAACTTTCATTACAAAACTTCCTCCCTTACCACAGCATCCAATACCAACTAATGATTCTTCTAATATGTTACGGCTATTTAGATATTCTTTGTTATATATCTCTTTCTTTTCTTCGTCTCCATTAGCTACTGTTAGATGAACCCCATCATGTAATCTTTTCCTCACCAAGTGGATGAAATAATCCCAATTGGTAAATAAATGTCCAGTTCCATCTTCACCATAAGTGATAGTAAAGTTATTCGTGTTTAATTTTTCCAAATTCCATTTTGAAGTAGTAGGAAACATGGGATTCATTGCATACCCCTGAATATTTTTAACTCTATATTGAAGATATTGAGCAAAAGCTCCTCTCTCATCATTCACATCGCAATAGGTAAATTTAGTATCCTCTCTGAACAAACCTACTGGTTTATTGTATACTGGAGAATCTGTTGTGCCAACTTTTTCATAGGTCTGATCTAAACGCTGCTTTAAAAGGGAAGAATAATGACCTGTTAATTTATAAATAGCGTCTATATTGGATAGAATTATGGAATTTTTAGACATGAAAACACTATTACCAATTTTAGAAAAAGGGTTAGCTCGAATACGTGCTTGATTGGCAAGATCTGTATCTCCAATTTTTTCTCTTACATCTTGTAATTGACTGTATTGTTCTGAATCACAAAAAAGAGCAACTATATTATCCACCTCTTCCAAAGATTTCGCAACAACTTTTAACGATAATGAAATTGGTGTCTCAACCATATATGGTTGAGGTAAAAATGCTGGATCGTAGATAGGTTTAGATTCCCTAAAACTATTATATGTTCTGCAAGCAACCTCTGACGGGTCCATGTTTACAAAACAATAAAAAAAACTTCTATAAACTCAAAATAGTTTCATGTAATATATCTATTAGTTCAAGTCTATTTATCTAAAATGAAAAAAAGAAAGTAATATAAAGTTGTTTATCCTTTCCGTTCTGTTTAGTCTTCTTGTCTTGTAATTTCAAATAAATGTTGTCAATGTACATTTTGTAGAAAATAATTTTCGCTATTCTTCAATTGCAAACACTATTACTGAGCCAACTATTCCTCCTGAATATATTTTTGACATTGAAGGAAACAAATTCACTGAACAATTATCTTTTTCTTCAACTTGATGTTGTAGAAAAAAAGAACAACAACCATTATTTTCATAAGTTGATATTGGAAAAAACAAATCACTGAACAATTATCTTTTCCATGAACTTGATGATGTAGAAAAAAAGAACAACTA